GCATCAGCAGATGTTGGATTTGGTGTAGCAGTATATCTTTGTTCTCTCTTAGGAGCTGCACTTGGCATATCTGTATATTGGTCAACCTGTACAGTCTTAATAACTTTACTAGATGTGACAGGACCATATAGATAAAACTTAGTAGTAAAATCTAAAGTATAAATGATAGCTCTTCTTTCTGCATAATCACCACGATAATTATCTTCATAGTTAATACTGTTTAATACAATAGGAATATCTCTCGCAATACCCATATCTTCCATGTCTTTAATTGTTAAAGTATAATCTGGTTGAAAATATGGTAATACTTGTTCTACTATTTGTAACGCATCATCTGATTGTTTTGCCATTGCAAATAATTGTATATTTAAATTATATGGAACAGGCATATATTGTGAATCCATTTTATTAGCATCACTTGCACTTGATTTTACTTTTTTAAATTTCTGTACACGATTTAATTTTCTTGCAGGGTCATATGTCAAGTCTTGTATTTCAAAACCTAATCTAGGTAATGTAAGTGCAACCTTACTGTCTAGTCCAGCATCTTGGTCAAGTCTTGTTAACCATTTTTGTTTTGGCCCATATGCCAAAGGCACTTTCATGGATTGTGTAATCACACCACTATTGTTTTTACGAACCACATGTATATCATTAAATAGAGTACCAAACCCTACTATAATACTTCTAACTGTTTCGTGATAAAATTGTCTATTTCCTAACATTATGCAAATACTCCAGCATCACCAAATGGATTAGATTCTGAGAAGTCTAATACATTATCATCTAGTGAATCAAATAATTCATTCTGTGCAGTTTTATCTTGCACATAATCCCCTACTATATAGTCTTCTGTTAATAGATATGAATCATCACCTGAATCAGCAGCATTCTCTAATAGAATACTTGTACCTACTGATGTTTCATCATCTTCACCAATTATATTATCGCCATCAGTTTCTTCAAGTAGTAAACCAAAATTACTTCTTGCATGTTGTATATTTATTTCTTCATTCTGAGCTGTTGATTGTTCTAATGTAAATTCATAATCTCTTGTGTTTCTACTTTCAGTATCTTCTATAGAATCAATAGTTGTAATACCTGTATCAAGAGCTTCAGATGAATATTCAAACTGTTTACAATTTAATTTATAAATTGGATTATTATCTAATTGATGAAAGGGTTCATCATGGTCTACAAAACTTATTTCAAATATCTTACCTAGTATGGGATGATAAACTAAATCACCCTCATAAGGTCTGTCTGTACTTACTGCATCTGTTTCTGTAAGTAAATAAAAATCACTTCCTGTTGTTACAGTTTCTAAAACAGATGAATCACTTGTTTGGTCGATTGTACCAGATTCTAATAATATAGAACCACCTGTAGTATCTGTATCACTTTCTATTTGTATTTGTTTTGTTAAATCTTGAAATCTTTCTTTGTGTACTACTAAGGTTAATTCGTTTCTATTTTCTAATCCGAATTGTGACATTAATTCTTTTTCGCCTTGATAACCACCCTCAGCATCTTCTACATACATTTCAATAGGAACTTGTGTAGTAAATTTACTAAGTGAATCTTCACCTAAAACATTATCAATGGCAACAGTTGTTCTGTCTATGTAATAAACATCATGACCAAAAATTTGTATTGCTTCTTTTACTAAGTCACTATACAGATTTTTTTCTGATGTAATAGCCGTACTATTATTTGTATGAAAGGCCTTGTTAACTGCCATAACCTTATCCTATCATGTAGTCTATAGGTGTTTCGAAAGATAATTGAATTTGTTCTTCTAGTCTTTGTATTTCTTCGATTGCTTGAGAATAAATTTGTTCACCATTCATTGTTACCCCACCTAAAGTTGCTACTCCGTTAAATTTAGAGAGGTTTGCTCCCCATTGTCTTTTGATTAATGCTGTTGCATATCTTTTTAAATAGATATCATCATAGATATCTGTATATGTATCTGGGTCTATTTTACGATAACATTCTATAATTAAATATTCATCTGCTGTCATTTGTTCCCAATCCATATCTAAGTATAATCTATTTTGATGTTGATTAAAACGAATTGGAACTTCACCTACCAATACATGAGATAGTAAATCTAATTGTTGCATTGTCATTTGATAATGAATTATAGATGTAGATGAAAAATCATACAAATCATTTAATCTTAATTGATAACGAATATCAAACATATTTTGTTGTACAGCATTTGTAAAATCAAATATATTAGATACTGAAACTACAGCAGATGGCATAGGAATAAAATTATTGCCTTCTTCAAAACTTGCAGTTACAGAACTGTCTACTGTGTCTGTAGATGTTGTTGTAGTATTAGCACGAGCTCTTGTAATATCTGCTTCGGTAATCTTATATTTTAGATACATCTTTTCAATACCATCATAATGATACTGAGCAAAATATTGTAATGCCTCATCTATTCTGTCATCTGCTTGGTCATCTGATACATTAATATCAATGACGCCGAATCCTAGAGCTCTAAGACAATATGATTTAAATGTTGATTTACTTGTTGGTATCGCCATACTAATTATCCTGTTTTTCTAGTATTTATAATAATACTCAATCAACTATAATATTTTAAAAAATTGATTCCATATATACACCTTAAAGAGTTTTTAAGACTTTAAGTCATACAATCATATCAGAAAGATATAAAACTTTAAATATTGGACATTAGACCCCTTTAAATGGGTGTGAGGGCATTTAGTTACTTAAATGTAAACACTAATACATATCTTCCACCAATTTTGGGGTAATAGTGATAATGTTCTATTTTACCGAAAGATACTCCTCTATACTTTTTAGGAGCTATCTTAGTTTCATCTTTATTTAGTATTACTGTAAACGATTGTCTATCCATTGGTTGATTCAAATATACTATTAATTGACTATGTTCAAATTCATGGTCAACATGCACAGGTGATATATCTCTCACCCCATTACAAAAAGTAAAGTTTACACATATCCTTAATACTTCACTATAACTTATATTGTTCTTATCACAAAACTCATCTAACATTTTTACAAAGATATCATGGTGTTCATGTTTCTCAGTAAAATCTTTCATTTCAGGTCTTGCCAAAACCACATGATTTAAAAAAGGTGTTTCATCATCTACAACAGATTCACCTTGCATGTAAAGAGGGAAGTGTCTAGTTAATATATAACTTTCTATAAACTCTTTACTGTCACTTGATAAAAAATTGTCATCTATAATCATATGAATTTAATATTACCACTAACTACTTTTCTAACATTATCATTATTAGGTCTAACCTCATGAGGAATACCACCTTTAAATATTACACATCTACCTTTTTTAGCAACAACATGAATTGGTTCTTCCATAACATAAGGATGGCCTGGGGTATAAAATGTAGTAGGTGATGAATCCTTAGTACAATCTATAAAATATATAAATGAATAGTCTGTAGGATTATGTACATGTACTTGGTGCCAATCATGATTATCATATTTTTGCACCCATGTATGTAATAAGTCATAACGAGTTTTATTTAATCTCTCACATACACTATTAAATATATTTTCTAATTCCACATTCACCAATTTATTAAACTCAGTGCTTGATTCATTAAAATTATTTAATTGTTCAAAATCTCTTTCTAATTTTATACTGTTAACATAATTGTTAAACTTATTACTCAGTTCTTTATCTTCAATAAATATAGTATGTGTAAAATTTAATTCTTTCATTTTAAATGTAACTTAGTACACCATCTATCATCACCAATTTCACCTCGTATCCATGTATTAAAAGATAATGTTATTCTTGTTTCATCATTCATATTAATTGGAGCCTGATGATAGACTGATGACGGAAATAATATCATTTGATTTTTTTCTGATTGCACATTTATTTGGTCTGTGTTAAATATGTTTCTTTCAGTATAATTTAAATCCCAATTTAATAAATTATCTCTTGCAAAAAATGTCGTTGTAAATATATCACTACCATCAATGTAAAATACACCACTTATAAAACTATTAGAATGATTATGTCTAATGTGTGTTGTGTGCTTATCATTATAGTTAACCCACGAATTAGTCATGTATATTTCTATATTTTGATTTACTTTTAATACATTATAAGCAAACTCTCTAGTATGTTGCATAATATATTTTTTAAAATAATACTGTGATTTATGTTCTAATACATAACAGTCTTTAGAATATAAAGTACAACCAGTAGTTTGATACAAGTCTTCATGATTTATTAAGAAGTTTTTTTCTTCCTCATTTAAATTATAAGATTCTGTTATATTAACAACAGGTGTAGAAAATAATAAATTTAATTTAGAACTAGTCATACATGTCAACCTTTAAAAAAGAACACTTGATTTTTTCTATACTTTTTATTAAAATAAAAATCATTAGATATATCCATGCCATGAGGAAATTCTAAACCATCAAATAAAACTAATCTATTATATTTTGGTTTTATCTTCTTTAATACTTTATATTTGTTTTTTGGCCGCCACGGCATAAAGTGTTCGTTAAAATGTTTTTTATCATCTGAGGTATTTGATGAGTATAAATTAGTACCACATTTATCATTAAAATAAATGATACCATTATATCCAGCATCTGTGTGTGGCCACCAAACACTATTTTTATAATCATTAAATATATTTTTATTAAATCTTGTCATGTTTGTAATAATATAGTAATCATCATCATATATTTTTTGTTTACATAAATTACTTAAAAATAAATATACCTCTTTTAGTCTTTTATCTTTTTTAATTAATCTTCTATCAAAAAAATGACTACCATTAAATGATGGTTCTTCTGCACTTTTCCACAAAGGTGTGTGTTCATCAAAAATAAAATTATCTACTTTATCTGGGTGCTCGTAAAAATTATCAATGTAATATATGTTATGACCTTGAATACTTTCAGTCTTAATTTTTATATCAGAATTTATTTTAAATATATTAGTCACAGGTAATTCTTGCCCCCTCTGAATTAAACTCTTTATCATACTCTGGTAATTCAGTATAAGCAAAATTACCTGATACAGATATTCTTGTTGCTTTAGATTGGAAAGGAAATACCCAATGGCAAAGTCTTGTAGGGAATATAAAAAAATCACCTGCTTCAGGCATTACATTTACAGAATTAATACAATCTCTTTTACTTGCAATTTCATTTGTACCCCAATTAAATGATAACGCTCCAGGTCCTAAACTTGAACCATTATATTTTTGATTTTCTTTTTTTATTACATTTGGAACATCAACAAATAAAACAAAAGTAACATCACCATCATGAATATGGGGTGGATTAAAATCTCCAGCCGTCATGTGATTTACCCAAAGTTGTTGAGGTTTCAATGTTACTTTTGTTTTCCAACCATAAAAATCTATTCCTACTTCTGCCCAAGCATCAAAATAAGGTTCTACTGATTTGTAAAACCAAAGTCTATCTTTAGGATTAATTAAATCTTGATGACCATTTGGAAATACACCAGCCAACTCACCACTCCAATCTTCATGACCTTTTGTTTTTTTACATATTTTTTTTAATTTAGTAATATCTTTTTTAGGATATTTAAAATGAAGTAAAAGAGGCCCCCACGCATAATTTATAAATTCTATATTATCTTTCATAATTTTTTCCTTTAAACCACTTAGGAAGACCTAAATGTATTCTACCATCAAATTTGTTTATTTTATTTTTTTTATTTTGTATATTGTAATGTAAAAATACTTGTGAACAGTAGTTACCTTTAAATGGGTTTCTCCAATGTTCTAGTTCACAACCTGAATACAATAACATATCGCCAGGTTTTAATTTTACCTCAACATCTTTTCCTTTTTTATCTGTTAAATATATTGACCACATATCACCACCCAGATTTAATGTTGTAGATACCTCACAACTTTTTCTATCTGTATGTTTCTCTAATGTATGTCCTTTTTTGTAAACTCTTGTGTATGCATATGTTGGCCATAATTTTAAATTAGTTTCTTTTTCAACAAGTGGTAAACAATTTAATAGTAATGTTTCCATAGCAATATCTGCATATTGAGAATATGCATTCCAACATTGTCGGTCTTCTCTAGTTCCCCAATCATCTGAAAAGGGTATTATATATCTACTATCTTTTAATGTATCATGTACTTGTTCTTTTAATAAAATATAGTTATTAACAAAATCAACAATATCTTTTGATACTGCCTTTCTTATAATTTTATATTTTTCTTTTTTAAATGTCATATTGCTTGTAAATTAAAATGTATAAATCTAAATGGTTCTATGCCAGGGTCTACTGCAAACTGATGTGGTAAGTAAGAATTAAATAACATTAAAGTGCCTGGTTTAGGTTTGTAATATATTTTATTTGATGATAAAGTTACATCACCTATATTTGCTTCAGATAAATCTGTCATTACCTTACCAGGCCTAGGGTCTTCAAACATTGGATAAGATGTATTTTCAGAACATTTTAAAAAGTAAAAACCAGACATGTGAGCATTTGAATGAACATGATATGATTGATGTCCACCACCTAATTTTGAAAACTCTTGAACCCAATAATCATTTAGTTTTACTTTTTTTCTAGATAAGTCATACCCTTGTTGTATCAATATATCTCTAGACACACCAATTATAAAATCTGCTAAAACAGAAAAGTTATTATCACCTATTAAAGTATAAGAACAATGTGAACCACCAAAATCTTTTTTACCACCTTTTAAATTTTCTTTTCTAACTTCTCTAATATATTTGTTAGAGTGTTTGTTTAAATCTTTTAACCATGATGGTATATATGCACTATAAACACCACTAGTAAAATAACTATCCATTCTAACTTCAAAATTATTATTATCTATTGCCATGGTTTACCTAACGACCAACAAACTAATGAGTTTCTTTCGCCCCTTGTTACTTTTTTAATTCTATGATATAAAAAACTAGGAAATATTACTATACTACCTCTTGGTTTAAATTCTTTACATATTCTCGTTACTTGTTTTTTATCTGGTCTACTATCTGGGAAACAAAACTCTAATTCACCACCACTGTATTTTTTAGGGTCTGTTAACTGTATTATACTTGATAACTTTCTAATCTTACCTACATAGTTTTTATTATATGTAGATAGGTTACTGTCTGGGTCTTTATCTTTGTCTTTGTATGGGCTACCCCAATCATCCCAATGCCAATTATAAAACTGTCCTTTTTTATAATGTGTAAACTGTGCTACCTCACTCCAATCCCATTGATAGTTCCAATTTGCATTTTTATTTGCTATTTGAATATAAGGATTTAATATTTGATATATCCATGGCTCATCTATCCAATTTACATCAGAGTTTCTTTGATTAACTATGTCTTGATATTTTTCTTTTGCATAAGTACCTAAACCTATTTTTGCTCTTACTTTTTCTCTTGTTGATTTTACATATTCAATAATATCATCACATTGCTTATCAGATAAAACAGAATCAAAATACCAATAATAGTTTTTTAAGTTCATAACAAATCACCTGTAAATTATATACAATTATTTATAACATATTTTTTATCTATATTTTCTGATTCCTCATCTTTAAATACAAATAATGTTTGAATAAATCTAGATTCAAGATTCATATCAAATCCTGCTTGATGAAAAGTATCGGCAGGATATAATATACATCTATTATATACTGAACCAACCTGTATGTCTTGTTCAAATTGTGGTGCAATATTATTTCTAGTAAATAGTCTAGTGCCTGAATCAAAAGAATATTTTTTATCTAGATAAATTACACCAGCATAACTAAACTCACCACCATCATCATGAGCTACTCCTTTGCCATCTTTACACACACTTTTTAATAACTCATCTTTATATATTTTTCTAAAAAAAGTTCTGAATTTTTTAATGTCAGGTAATAAATTATTTTTTAATTTGTTAAATAAATTAGTATAGATAAGACTATTTTCGTTTACCTCATATGTTTCATGACAAGGATACGCTTGAAATCTACTTGAATAAAAATCTCTACCAAAGTGTGGTTGACAAGTAGGGGAAAATTCTAATTGATTTGTACGAGTGGATATCTCTTTAAATAAAGTATTTAATTCTTCATCAGTATAGAAATCATCAATTATTTCAATCGGTCTTTTCATAATATAATATTATTTATGTATTAAGAATTAGGCCATGTGTCTGCAGCTCTAGCTTCTAATTGGTCAGTTAAATCAAATATACCAGAAGCACTAGCAGCTACACATATTGCTGGTTGTTTTATTTTTACAAAACCAGAACCTCCAGCTGCACCACTAAAACCTTGACCTGTTAGAAATCCACTTCCACCAGCTCCACCAGCTCCACCACCTTTATTTGCAGCACCAGCTTGAGCTCCAATCGTTCCATGATAGGCTCCACCTCTGCCACCGCCAGGGCCACAAGCAGGTTGTGTGTAACAGTTACCAAAAGCACCTCCAGAACCGCAACGGCCTGGGCTACCACATGGGGTGTTTTGATATCCACCGCCGCCTCCACCACCACCGAATAATACGGTGCCAGTTAAAGGTGATGCTTTTCCTTTTCCACCATCACCAGTTTCACCATAAAGATTAGGGTTTGGGCCACCACCTTCAGGTGCTTGTGGACTTACAGGAGCACATTTATAACCTTGACCAATACCATCTGTACCTGTACATGCTCCACCGCCACCACGACCAGAAGAATTATTTCCTTGTGGGCCACCTTTAGCACTTGGAGCAGGGGGTGTATTTCCTACATTACCAGCAGTGCCTGGATTGTATCCACCACCAGCAGAACCACCTGGTCCACCATTTGCTAGTCTGTGTCCATATCCACCACCTGTTGCTGTGACATTACATATACCTGGGCCTGTAATACTAGAATCTCCACCTCGACCTGTACAACTATCTCCTGTTGATGCCGAACCACCAGCACCTACAGTAATTGTTAAATCTGTGCCACCTGTTACAGGGAAACAAGCTTTAGTGAGTAATCCCCCACCACCACCGCCACCTGAGCCAGGGTGTTGTTGAGAACTTGAACAACAAGAACCACCACCACCAGCAACAATTAAGTATTCTATTACTGTTGTTGCACAAGCTAGTGTTACTGTACCTGATGATGTAAATGTAGATACTACTTCATCTTCTGATGATGCTGCTTGAATTGTCGCACCACCTCTAGTAATTGAGGCAGGGTCTCTGTCAATAAATCTTTGACTAACCAAAGTTCCTACAAATCCACCTCTACCTTTTGAATATCCTCTTGCCATTAATATTTAACCCAATTATCTGTTGTATTATCCCAATAGTATTTATCACCATCCCAATCATCTGGTATTTCCAATCCCTTTGCTAAAACACTATATTGTTGCTCACCTATGGTAGTTTTAACATCTGATAAATTTTTACAAATCCATGTGTTTCTAGATGTATCCCATTCTGGTCTATGATACTTACCATCTTCGGCAGCATCTTCTACACTTATTGTGTAATCAAAAGGAGCATTCCATTTGTTATTATCTGAATCAAATACCCAATTTGGATATGGGCATGGTGGACTAAATCTATTGTTATCAGCATCCCAAGTACAACCTATGCCAGGAAATATACCTCTTTGAGTGGCATTGTATGAACATTGTTTCCAATAAGTACCACCAGTTACACTAGTGTTACCTAAAAGATTTCGTACAAACACTTCAGCATCAGAGGAATAGTCACCACCATTGGAATTTACATCATCATTAGAGATAACTACTACTCTTAATACTTTGTTGTCTGTGTTCTTAACTTCAGCAAAGTGCGCCATAAGATATTACTCCTATTAAGCATCATCCATTATATCAAATGATACAAACAAATCTAAATCACTGGCTGCGTTTGCGCCACCTTTTAGAATATCACCTTCCATTAAATATATGGGTGTATCTAAAACCACTAGTGTAGAATCTGCTGGAACTGAAACAGTTTTTGCAATATAAACAGTGGCATCAGCACCTGTAGTAGTTACACCTGTTGAACCCGAACCCATACCATCTACAAACAAGTCTAATGTTGCAGCATTGGTGCCATCAACATTTGCACAAGTAATTCTATTAATTTTTACAAGTTTATCGGATGCAACTGTAATTAGTGTGGCAGTTGCTGTAGCAGTCAAGTTAAATCCAGCATTTGCACCAAGTACAGAAGATACATTTATTAAATTTGGATTTGCCATTTTATATTTCCTCTATAAGTTTCCTTTTATTTATAATTGTTTTAATTACCAAATATCATAGCTAAAGTTATTACTTTTCCTACTGATACTCCGAATCCATTTGCAGTACCACTATTAGTTATAGTCGCACCCGAATCTACTGTTAGTGTCGAACCTGATAAGACATTAAAATTATTGGCAGTAAATCTAAAGTCATCTGCACCAGCAATACGAATATCAATCGTATCATCTGTATCAGCAGTGATACTTGTATCAGCATCTGCATCTAAAATTAATTCTTTACCATTTAAATCCATACCATTATTTGGTAATAACTTACCAGCATCAGAACCATCTATTGTTAAGAATGTTGTATCAGCAGAACCATCTGTTCCTTTAAAGATAATATCTGAATCATTTGCTGTAGCATCTATTGTAATGTTACCAGAAGATGTTGATATAACAACTTCAGCATCACCGACACTTAAATTATCACAAGCAAGGTCACTCACACTAGCTGCAGCAAAAGTTAATGCTCCATTACCATCTGTTTTTAAGAAGTGCCCATTTGAACCATCAGTTGCTGTAAGTGAATATGCAGTACCACCTGATGTTAGAAATAAATTACTTCCGTCAGAAGATACTGATTCGTTAGCATCATGTAATTGTAATGTTGGTGTTCCACCTGAGTCTGTTAATAGTAAACCTGTGTTGTGTACATGAGTTAAAGCTATCTCATCATTAGCACCAAAAGATAGTATCGCACCATCATGTTGTAATTCTAAATCTTGTGTTAAAGTAATGTCACCATCTGAACCTATTGTAATAGCATCTACATCTGAAGCAGAACCAATAGTCTTCCCATCACCTATGATTATATCATCAGTAAAGGTTGCAATACCTGTCACGCCTAAAGTTCCAGACACAGTAGCATTACCTACCACTTCAATGAGTGTAGCAGTTAATTCTATTTCATCTGTAGCTGCAATATCAAGAACAGTTGCACTTGCACCTTGTATAAATTGACTAGCATCATTAAACATTAGTTTATTTGTTGAGTTAAGTGTTAGTCCACTACCATCTGTATGTGTTAATATTGTATCTTGGTCATTACCAAATTGAATTGTACCACCATCTGCAAGGAATAAATCTGACCATTCTAGAGATGCAGAACCTAATGCTTGTCCATCTGCACTTGTTGGGGTATTTGCACTAGCAGTTACGAATGATAATGTTCCACTACCATCTGTTTTTATAACTTGACCAGCAGTACCATCTGCATTTGGAAAATTAAATGCAACACTATTAGATGTTAATATTAATTTACTACCATCAGAAGATAATGATTCGCCTGCATCATGTAATTGTAATGTTGGACTTCCACCTGAATCTGTTAATAATAATCCTGTGTTATGTACATGTGTTAATGCAATCTCATCATTAGCACCAAAAGATAATATAGCACCGTCATGCTGTAATTCTAAATCTTGTGTTAATGTTATATCACCATCTGAACCTATTGCAATGGCATCTGTATCTGAAGCAGAACCTATATTACCAGCATCTGGTATGATTAGATTACCACTTAGAGTAGTAACCTGTGATGCATTAAATGTAGCAGCTGTACTTCCACCAGTTGCAATCGTAATTACATCTGAACCTGAGAATGTGATTGAACTATCTGTATCACCATCTCCAGCAATACTATCTAATTGTAAACTACCAACATTAGTAAAGTTTGAATCACTTAGGTCAAGTGTTCCTGTAACATCTAAATTACCACCTACTGATAAATTACCAGACACTTCTGCTCTACCTACTATGTCAATAAGTGTTGCAGTTAATTCTATTTCATCTGTTGCAGCTATATCTAATACTGTTGCACTAGCACCTTGTATAAATTGACTAGCATCATTGAACATCAATTTGTTTGTTGAGTTAAGTGTTAGTCCACTACCATCTGTGTGTGTTAGTGTTGTGTCATCATCAGCACCAAAAGATAATATAGCACCGTCATGTTGTAATTCTAAATCTTGTGTTAGTGTTATATCACCATCAGCTCCGATTGCAATTGCATTTGTATCAGATGCAGAACCTATAGTACCAGCATCTGGTATTGTAATATTTCCACCAGAGGTATGCACTGTACCTGTTTCATTTGGGAATGTAATTGTTCTGTCAGCAGTAGGGTCTACAACTGTTAATGTGGTTTCAAAACCATCATCTGTGGCACCTTCGAATACGATAGTACCATCTTCTTTTACATTTAATGTTGTAGCATTTGTTGTTGTAGTATTAAGGGTTGTATAAGAAATACTACCGCCTTCAATAGCAGTCACATCTGTAACTAAATTATTAAATTGTGTTCTTAACTCATTTAGAGTACTTGAACTTGCTATACTTGATGCCGATATTGCCATTTAATTTTCCTATCTTTTCCTTTATTTATAATGTTAACTGAAAGAGTATGTACCTACTTCATCAGTAAATTCTAATTTCCCTGTTGTAGAGTTATACTTTAAGAACTTACCATTTCCTAAAGAACTAATATCTACATCATCATTATCTAATATTCTAGTACTACCACCACCACCGAGTGATGATAATTGCATTTGAACTAATTGTCTAAACTGTCCAAACTCCTCTTTGAGTTTTACTAACTCTGATTTTTCTTCTGGTAACATTTGTCCTTTGTGAACTAAACTCATAGCCTCTGCTAATCTTTCTGGTACACTAGGTCCTTTTTCTACCTCTACAATTTTTTCTACTATTACTTCTTTTTCTACAATCTTTTCAACAGGCACTTCTACAATTCTTTCTACAACTTCTGGTTGTTTATCAGAAGCTTGTATTGCAGTATCTAAACTATTTTCAAAGTTAGACATTTGTTCAAAGAAAGAAGACAATACTTCTAACTGTTGAACTTCCTGTTTTGTTTCTTTTGGTAATGCATCTACTTTTTTCTTTGTAGACATTACACTAAAAAACTCACTTAAATCATTTAACCCCACATCCACTTGTGGTTCTAATCTTTGTTTTCTATCTTCTTCTATTCTAATTCTTTCAGACTTTTCAAACTCTGCCTGTTTTTTGCCTTCTGAGATTATACCAAAAAGACTTGATAACTCACTCATGTTACTTCTCCAATAACTGAGTTAACATGTTTTTAATATCATGCATCTCGCATTTTATTTCGTTTACCTCTCTAGTAACATCTCTAAGATTATCTCTTTCTTTCTGAGCTTCTTTCGCTCTTTTCTTTGCCATCTCATATGCAGACTTATTAGTATTCACTATTGCATTAGATTTCATATCTCTTTCTAAATCTTTTCTTTCTTCTACTTTTACTCTATCCATTTTATGTTGCCAGTGCTATTGCTCGTAAGTCTTTTATTCTTACAGGTTTAGCAGCATCTGTTCCTTGCATAATTATTTTTATTTGAAATTGTATAAACTCATCTAATGGAGCTCCAACACCATCATCATTTACACCAGCAGTATAAACATACTCTTGAAAATCTGTTTTGACAAGAGAGTTTGGAACTGTGTTGTCTGGTGAACCATCTGTGTTAAAGTATTCATATCCTATATCATCAAAGTCTGAACTATCAGATGTTCTTAATGTTTTAAACATTACTTGTATTTCTGAAGTATTTTGTTTGTGTGCAGAAAATACAACTCTGATTGCTGATGCACTTTGTTCTAATGTCACTGCCTTAGTTAAATAGATAGCAGAGTTTTGGTCGCCATCTGGTTCTGTTGGAGCAACATAATCTGTTGTTGGGAATACATCACTAGAACTATCTACATTATTAATTCTATTTCCTATCGCAATAAACGACCTTCTATCTAAATCTATCACTGGTGATAAATTAGAATTTTGAGAAGTCATGACTATTGGCATCTCTAATGATTTACTACCAGACATTTCGTTTGTTTCATTAATACCTGAAGCAACCATAGATGATGTTGTCATATCAAAGTTTTCGTTTAATGGAATTGTTGTATTTGATGTTGATTGACCAAATGATGTTTCTGTACCATCTGGGCTTGTAGCATTCGTTGTTTTAATTGATGCAGTCATTGTAGTGCCAGGTAATTCCATAGCACCTATTAATGTTTTGACTGTTTCGTATCTATAATTTTCTGTAGCATAAACAGAGATTCCACCAACTTGTGCTGTTGTGGATGCTCCACTAATTGATGCACTTGTAGTAGATGCAACTGTATAAGAATCTATTCCTATGTTTGCAATTGCAGTATGTGTTTTATTAATCTCTGTTAATGGTACTGAACTAATCATGTACAATTCTACTGTTGCTGTATTTGAGTGAGCAACTGCTGTTGTACTTCCTTGACCTCTAGTAATACTAGAAATGGTTGAACCAGAAATCGTACCAGACATAATCTCATTGTCTATCTTAATATGAACTGTGCCACTTGATGGGAAGTTAGTATTAGATGTTAATGTTACACTTGTACCTGATGCTGTAATTGCACCATTCAATGTTGTTGATATACCAGAAGAAACTCCTGTGATTGTAACATTGTTTGATGTACTATACATGCCATGGTCAGCGTGGTTAACTCTTACGACTGTTGAACCATTTGTTAATACGATTGGATTACTTTTTAGTCTTTGTCCATAAACTGTTGTACTACCATCTTCTGCTGTTACAGAATCACCTATGTTATCATTTTGTAAAGTGACTGTACCTGAACCAGATGTGAAGTTACATTTTTTCATAGTAAATTTCAAGTCTTCTGATTGTACTGCACTCCATGTAGTATTGTTTTGTGATTTAAATAATGAACCTAAATGTGGTTGTGTAGAAATAATTCTATTTGAACCAGATACATCTTGTTCACCTAAACCAGCAATCCACACTTTATAATTTAAACTGTTAGTCATAGCAACTAAACAATATTCAACTCCCTCTTTTAAATATACAGGTGAATCAAATTTAAAGTTAGTAGCAGTACTACCTGTAGTAGCATCTACATTTACATCATTTGGATTTAAAACTTTTCTACCAAATGGAACTAGTGTTGGGCCTGGGTATCCATTTATTACTTCTCTTAACTCAACCCATACAGGTAAGTTAGTATCTTTTTCTGAGAAGAATAAATCAACAGATGGTATAAAACATCCACCTGTTTCAGTTATTCTAAATGTTTGTGCTAATGGGTCAACACCTGTTCTCCCTACAATAATATGCGATTCTACTGAACTAGTGATTGATTGTGTTTGAGTTACAGTATCTTGAACAACTGTAGCATTTCTTGTTGATTCTATTGTTTGTTGTGTTGTATTTACAATACCTTTAGCAGCATAGTTTACTGCACCTACTGTTGAAGGTGCTGGAACTTTAACATTTGTAGAACTTGATGTTAATCTAAATCCTACATCACCTGATTTAAATTTTGGAACATTTTGTTGTCCAGCAAATCTATACTCTGGTATTCTAAATGAAAATTCTACTTTACCTTGTGTGTCTGTTACTAATGGACTACCCTCTACTAATGTAGTGTCTGTTGAATAACTTGTTGATGATGGTGTAACATATACATTAACATCTGTGTTATCAAAGAAAGCATATAGTCTTGTGTTTGGTCTGAAACATTCACCTACACCTGTAATTGTTCTAGGTCTAACAAAAGGAACAGCAGCCTGTGATATTACTCTATTACTTATTACTTGATTTTCTACTTGTTCAACGATACGAGTTCTCGTACCTGTTCTTTCTTGGTCAGTCCTTACAGTATTAATTTGTCTTCTAAATAAACTACCGAGATTATTATTTTCTATTCTACCCAATTCACCTCTAACAACTACACCTGACCATTGTGTTTCCCATGCATTCCAAACTGTGCCTAATTGATTTTGGCTTGCAGATGTTACTGCATCAAAATTACCATCAACATTTATAATTAATGCTGGAGCAACTTCTGTTTCAAACCATTCATCACTACCTGGCGTTAAAGTAATCTTACCGACATATTCATAGATTAATGCTGACTGAATATTTTCTGGTCTTGTTGCATATGGTTGTGTTATAAAATCTTTTTCTGTATATGGTAATGTTAGTAAGTCACCAGTCTTTTGATATCCTGCTGTTGTTCTTGCACTATCTGTTGTAACTTTCTCTACTAACTTAGCAGCCTTCATTACACACTTAGGTCTTAACTCTCTATTTTCCATATCAATAGCAATCTTATAATCTGGGTGTAATGTATCACCAACTCTATGTCCAGCAAAGTTATCTACTACAAACCCAGATTTAAATCTGTTTAATCCATTCACATCTGATATTTGTAAACTCTCTGCATCTCTTTCTAATAAATTTAATGAAGTGTAATATTCTAAATTTTCAATTCTATCTTGTAGTTTACCAATATCTCTCATGGTAAATCTTTGTGTCTGTTCTCTTTTTATTATTACATCATCTGGTGTAAATGTATAAGCAGGAACACTAATTGTAGCAAGCTTCATTGCGTTATCTAAATCTGTTGGTAATTGTGGGTCTTCAGCAGGAACACCATCTACAATTTTAAATTCACCATCTGTTCCAATATACAATACAGACCTTCTAGGTAAGTAATGTTCAAAGTCACAAGTCAATGCATTATTGATTTTTGGTGTATCTATTGCAATAGCACCTGTACCATCAAACTGTCTGTTTGTAAAGTCAAAGGAACTTGCAGTTGCAGTAATTGTATCTACTGCTGTTAATGTATCTGATGCACCTGTAATATTTTCTGCAGTAGGTCTAAAGTCTAGACAATCTCTTAAAGGAAATACACCTGATGGTTTAGGGTCATCTGGGTCAATCTTTGTAGCACTGTATGTTGGTATATCATCATACTCCATTTGACCACCAACAGCACTATAAGAATCTACACTAAAGAAATCTCCTGTACTATGTGAGAAGAAATCAAATACTACTAGTAATCTACCTAATGGTTTTTCTGCATTAGACTTTCTTACAATTCTTGCAATGTCATAGAAGTTATCTCTTTGTCCTGTGTCTAATGTAAAGTTAGATGTTACTACTTTACTTCCAGCAGTTACTGTGGATACTGTAGATGTTGCACTTGATGATTCACCTGTAATTGTATCAGAGGTTGTAAAGTCTGTTGCACCAAATCCAGCTGTAAGTACATATTGTATTGGACTTGTTGTTGTAATAATTCTTGCCTCTGCACCAGAAGATGAACCTGTAATTTTTTCACCTCTTACGAATGTTCCTGTAACTGTTCCTAATGTTAATGTTGGAGCAGTCGCATCTGAACTTGTATCCTCTGAATCAAATACTGCTTGTAATCTAAATGCATCTGCACGACCTAAAGATATTTCTTTGTCTGTTGCTCTACATCCATAAGCACCATCTGCATCACTAGCAACTACTTTAACTTGTTTTGATAAATTCGTTGTTTTAAGTTTTGATGCAACACTTGACTTAACGATTGTTGCTATAACTTTTACTTTAGCAGCATCACCTAAAATAGTATCATCTGTAATTGTAATACTTGCTGTACCTGTACCAGATATCTTACCAGAAATAGGTACTAAATCTCCTTGTACACCTGTACCATCTCCAGCAGTTAATATAGACATTACATAATCTGCTTCAGCAAATCCACCAAAGACTTCATTACTTCCAGCACTTAATGTTACAACACCAGAACTGTTTGATGTGGCAACAAATTGTCTTCTGATTGTGTATGATGTATCACTTGAATTATTATTTGAATCTGTTAATAAAGTTTTAACTACAGTCTTAGGTAGTTTATATATTGCAACATTTTTTTCTGGTGATACTAATACTGCTTCTTTGATAGGTTCGATACCTAATTCAGTAGTACCATCTTCTTCTAATAGAATGTTATCGTTTGCATTTGCAAGACTAGCATCTGTGGCATTCAATGCAATTAAATCTGCATCTCTTACTTTTGTTAATTCAATATCTGCTGTAAAGTCTTGACCACTATCAGCATCATCCATAAACATTTGTCTTGTTTCTGAAAATGCTCTTGTAGTAACTAAAGTAACTGTTAAATCTGTGTTACCAGAATTTTCTATAAGTCCACTTGTTTCAGCTGAATCTGATGCAATTAATTTTTCACCAGATTGAAATGTTCCTACAACATTTGTTAAACGAACTCGATGGCCGTCAGCAGAACTTGTATCTGTATCAAAAAGTAAACCTGTTGCTCCTGATGTATTACCTGTTATTTTTACACCTGTTGAATGTGTTGCAGTTAATAATGGACTTGGTGTATCACTTAAAGTTAAAACTGTAAATGTACGAACATCAAATAAGAATGCTTTATAAACAGCACTCGTAGTACCAGATACACCTGAATCATATTCTAATGCTCTTACACGAGCAACACCTACAGGTTCTTCTGAAGATACTGTTCCTCTAGTAACTGTTGCACCAGAGAATAATTTAACTTGTTTGTATGGTGTTGTTTCACCACTTACACTACCAATGTCTGGTGTGTTATATAAGTTTGTAATTCTAACAAAGTTACCTAACTCTAAGTTAGTAACTCCAGCATTAATTGTTTTAACATCTCTTGCTTTATTTAAATCTTTAAATGTTGTTCCTAAAGTTTCGTATTCATATCCTCTAACATATGCCTTACCAGCAGAACATGATAGTGCAAGTAAATCTTCTGAAGCAGTTCCACCATCATCGGTAGTTGCTCCACTTGTATATGCACCTGTAAATTTTTTACCTTGTACTGTATTAGTTATACTTTCTCTTACACCAAATAAAAATGGTTTAACTGTATAGTCACCTGATTCATCATGTGTTCTTCTTGCAAGCACATCTCCTAATACAGAATATTCTGTTGTTCTTGCTTTAGAAACTAAAGTACCACTATCTATTCTCATCATTTCTATGAATGAAGAATCCTCAGTAGATGTTGTTGCAAGTTTAGCAAGTGTTAAACTAATTTTTAATCTGTGTGCTCCTTTAGCAGCATAGTTAGATGAACCTCTAGAGTTATCTGTAAGTGAACCATCTACCTCTGGTGTGACTAAAGTTTCTGTAATTGTTAGTCCTACTCTTGTTGTTTCTGTAGAAGAATTTGAACTTAGTAATAATGTTTGTTTATTTACTTTTACAAATTGTCCTCTTATATAAATGACACCATCTTCTATCGTTGCAGATGAACCTGTTTGAGATGCATCTGTAGCAAATGTAGTTGCCGATGCCACACCACTTGCATATCCTGTAGTATGTGTAATTGCTTTATCAGCAGTTATGTTTTCACCATCACTAAAAACTGTTGATGAATTATCTGAACCTGTTTTATAATAGTTAAGATATAGTATAGGTTGTGTTGTTGCAGTTGCAGCTTGATATCCTATAACATATGCTTTAACACCAGATGTAACTCCTGTAATTGTTACAGGATTTGTTGAATCATAAAATTGACTTGGGTCTATTTCTTCATCTGCAAATGATGATGCAAGTTGTAATGTTGGGAATGCATTCGAATAACTTAACTGGCCAGGTATAACAATACTACCCTCTTTGAACATGTGATTACCATGTCGTTCTACTTGGTTTTGTAAAATAGATTGTAGTTGAGTTAACTCTCTTGCTTGAATTGCAAAGCCTGGTCTAAAGAGTACCTTATGAAAATTATCTGCCTCATCAAAGTCATCATAATATGGTGAAACATTTAAATCTGTTATTTGTGCCATATTCTAAAACTCTATGATTAATTTAATATCTTCTGTTTGGTCAGAATCCCTTTGTATTGGTTTTCTATTTTCTAAGTATACAATGTTACCACTATCTGGTTGTAACTCTGGGTTAGTATAACCTGTTGTTGTAGACAATGTATTATTGTTTGCAAGAGTGATTGTTTCTGAATCAGTTGATGGTGTTAATGTTGCAGATGATGTTGCACCTGTAATTACATTAGCTCCTGTGAATACACTATGGTCACCAGTTGTACTGTTTGTTCCATAATCACCAAATCTTTCTTGTTGGAAATATAATAGACTTAGTGTAGAATCCCATTCTACTACTTTACCTACAGCACCTGTTGTTGCTTGTGTAATTTTTTCATCTACTTCAAATGTGCCAGTATTTGATGCGGCCTTGACTACGAAAGTTTGTCTTCGTGTAGATGCAGTTGCAACAGTTGATGTTCCATAATTGGTTGGGTCAACAATAAGTCCTACTTGTCTAAAATCATTTTCAGTTGTGATATCATCACCCTCTGCTTGTGTTAATGTTGTAGCAGACATTACATAGTGTCCACCTAGTTCAACAATTGCACTATTACCATGACCATTCTTAGGTGAGATAACTACTTCAATAGCTCCACCAGAACCACCGATTGCAGATGCACTTGTTAAAGCAGCATCAGAGAATGTGTAACCAGAACCTAGATTTACTGTACCAAAAGTATATCCTGCTCCACCAGCATGAATTGTTGTATCTGTACCAGCAGTCAATCCGAATGATTGTATTGCATTACCTGATACTGTAATTCTAACTATCGCACCAGAGGATGTTCCAGCACTTGTGCCGTCACCATAGACAGCGGCGTAATAAGTTCCGTCTGTATAACCTGTTCCTGCTGTAACTTTTAATGATTCAATCTTACCATCTACTGCTGCAGCACTTACTGTACTATCATCAGATACAGGTATAAAATCACTTGTTAAATATTTTGCAGCTTCAGATGTTGTAATTTGATACATGTATTTTAATACATATCCACCTAACTCGAATGGGGATGTTGAAGTAGATGTGGGTTCAGCACCAGAATATGCTGTTCCAGCATTATTATCTAAAACTTTATAAACTCTATAATCAGATGTCATGAAATAAAATGATGAATCATATAGATTGGATGCACCTGATGTTGTTGTATTTGATGAAGATATATTATCATCATACATATCGTAGGTTGTTCCATTGGCCCAATTTCTTCTTGGTATTGCATATGTAATATCAGATGATGTTACATTCTTTGCAGCCAACATGGAATCCCATGCATAAAATTCTGTGTCTGTCGGACTATCACTAGGTGTTGGTGGTGAAGAATCACTACCCCCTGTTGTTCCTGATGTGTATGCAGTTGCCTTTCCTACAAATAGATAGTATGTAGATTTGGATGCCTCTGAAAAGCTCTCAAAGAATTGAGTAGCATTGTGTTGTCTAAATTTTTCTGTTATGATTGCTGACATTTTTTAAATTCCCATTCTTTCATTTATTTATACAAGTTATATCTAACATTATTTAAAATGTTATGCCTGTTGCTCCTTCTAAATCTATATTATCTCCAGCATGTGCTGCCGTGTCTAACACTAGAAAACCATGTGTATCATCTGTTGCATCTTCAAGAGCAATATCACCAGTAGAACGAACAGTTATTTCTGCCGGCATAACGATTGGTGTATACCCATATTTAGACTTATAGCTTGTGTCATTTTGAGAACTTAGTCTAAAGTTTTCTTGTGGTGTTTGTCCTTTACTTCCTATTATATTATATGTTTCCATAGCAAGAAGTGGTTGGTCTCTTAATTCTGATTCGAATGTCACAGCAAATCCAGCATCCTCATCATATGGTGTGATTGGGTCTCCTGCTATGTCTGTAGATAATGTGACACCACTACCATCCATAAGAATGACACCATCACCATACTCTAATTTAATTCTATCATTTGCTGTTGTGGCAAATATATCTTCC